TAATATATGAAAAAAAAGAAACTGAAGAATGCTAAAAAAACAAAACTCGTCAAAAAAGTAAAACGAGTAGCGTCCAAAAATATAAAAAAGGTAAAAAAGGACAAGAAGCAGCCAAAGGTAAAAAAGCAGATTATTGTTCCGGTTGTAATAAATGATACGCCGATTGAGCCAAAGAAGCGACCACGGGGCAGACCAAAAGGTGCCAAGAATAAGCAAAAAGACGGCACGCCAAAAGTATCAAATGTATATTTTACTCCAGAAACAGAAGCAGCAATCATAGCATATAATCAAGCAACAGATTCCAGAGAAAAAGATAGAATATACAACGACCATATCCAACAAGCGTTCTTTAAGATAGCAGAAAACGTTTATAACACATTCAAATTTAGTTATGCGGATGTCAGCCCTCTTGAAATACAAAAGCAGGCTATATCGCATATGGTGGCTAATAGAGACAAATATGAGCCAGGTAAGGGTAAGGCATTTAGTTACTTCAGCATTGTTGCCAAGAACTGGTTTATTTTAGATAATAATACAACATATAAGCGGTTCAAGAAGCACGTTGAAATATGTGAGCAAGCAGGCGATGCCGGTGAATTTGTAGTAGAACCAGAACACGAAAAGCAAGAAAGCGAAACACGCGAGTTTATAGCACTAATGGTAGATTACTGGGATAAGAACGTTCATAAGATGTTCAACAAGGAAAAAGACCTAAAGATTGCTCACGCTGTTATAGAAATATTCAGAAACGCTGACCGCATTGATGTATTCAATAAAAAGGCACTTTATTTATATATACGAGAAATCGCCGACTGCCAAACTCAAAAGATTACCAAAGTCATCAATAAAATGAAGGCTACCCAGCAAAACATCGCTGAAGAATATCTAAATCGTGGCACAATCAGCGGGGCAAAAATCTAAATATATATTATAAATACTATTTATAGTCATGGATAATGACATAGAGATTTTTAAGGGCAAAAACTTCTCCGACCTGTGTAAAGACATTGTCAAAAACAGCGAAGAAAAGAAGAATCAGATAGATATTCTGATTACTGATTTGCGTGAAATGATCAAAACCATCAACGATGCCACCATGATTGTGCCATTATTGAAAGAATATTTTGATGTTGGTGTAAGAAACGATGAACAACTTATCAAACTTGCTGCTATTATACAAAGACTAATGAGTGGCAAGGGTGGAGCAGAAGGTGAAGGTGGTGCTATGTTGTTGACTGAAGAAGAACGCAAACAGTTGATGGCTACCGTAGAAGAAACCGCCAAACAGTTACAAAAACCGGAAGCAACCGAAAAAAAGGTTAAATAAAATTTATGGCCTATAACACCGTTGACAGACGTGCAGAACAAAATACCAAACAAGATGATATGCTTGCGTCAAAACGTTTTGTTATAGAAAGAAAACCAGATACAAATTTATTTTATGAGTTGGAAGAAGCCGTGGTTCTGGACGTTGTGTTGGATGAAACCCATCCAATATTTTCATCAGCCATATTATCGGTCGATACTTGGCCTCCGAATATAGACGGAAGTGAGCCAAATCCATCCGACAACGACTATTCTTGGATAGGAAGAGTAAGATTTAGATTTTTAAACAGCCAAGTTAATGAAGAAAAAGAAACGCTTAACTGGGCATTTCCAGTGGAAAATACGGGTATTGTAGAATATCCCCTAATGAACGAAATAGTAATCGTTGGAAAATACAGAGATCAGTATTTTTATACCAGGAAACTTAATGTAAATTCCACGATAAATTCAAATGCAGATTTTTCTGCGGAAAGAACGTCAGGGCAAGTTGATAAAAATATAAACGAATATTCCGAAGATGGTGCATATACAGGCCCGCAATCAAAAATTAATTTTTCTGGAGGTGACGATTATACGGGAATATTGGGGAACTACTTTAAGTTTAACCCAAAAATACGTGGATTGAAATTGTATGAGGGAGATACCATATTACAATCAAGATTTGGATCGTCTATAAGATTTGGAGCATACGACAACAATCGTGGAAATGATAATGGACTTGGAGAATATTCGGATAATGGTGGCAATCCGATGATACTTATACGAAATAGACAAGCGCCGATAAAACTTCCACAAGGATATACAGGAAAAGGGTATACGGTGGAAGATATAAATAAAGATGGTTCTTCCATACATCTTACTTCGGGAAAAACTATATCCAGATTTTCTCCGGTAACAACGACCGGCATGATAAATGTCACAAAGGGCATTCCTTTTCCAAAATTAGATGGAGATCAAATAGTGATAAACAGTGACAGATTAGTATTTTCTTCCAAGGCAAACGAAATGCTATTCTTTTCCAAGAAAATGATAGGAATCTCTACAGATCAAGTACTTTCTTTAAATTCTTATGGAAATACGACAATAACGTCTAACAAGGGAATAATGACACTAAATGCACCGAAGATATATTTAAATTTTAATACCGAAGGACCAAATGATCAACCGGCATTATTGGGAAGAACTACCGTGTTATGGATGTATTCGTTGTGCGACTGGATGTTATTGAACGTTAATACTCAAATACAGATGTTGACTGCGTTAATATCGCATTTTCATATGACCAAAGTTGGACCAACGACCCCATCTCTTCCACCAGCTATGGCAATGTGGGCGGAACAAATGCAATCGCTGTATGCATCTCAAATAAGCTTAACTGCACTAAGATCGCAGTTAAGTTCACTGTTAAGTAGTAGAGTATTCTTGGGAGGATAATATGAATGCACTATCTGTAGTCAGGGCTCCGTCAGTGTCTTTATCATCTACCACTTTTTCTTCGCCTTCAATAAGTGTAAGTACCCCGTCGGTAAGTGTGGGAACAAGTGCCCCTAAATTTTTAACAGGAACAGCACCCGATTTATCTTTAAGATCCATTAGTGCTCCGAGTTTAAGTATAACAAATCCAATATCTAGTCCAGCAAGCTTGAATTTGAGTGGAATTGGACAAACTATGGGAGTACCAACAAGTATAGGAGGTGCAGCGTCCGGTTTGGGAGTACCCACGAGCATAGGAGGCGCGGCATCTTCACTGGGAATTCCAACATCTTTACCTCCCGTCGGAGACGCACTTAAAACACTTGGATTTAATGCCAGTATGCCAAAATTAGATTTAAGTTTGACTGGTCTAAATTTTCCCAAACTGCCAGAATTTCCAGGCATAGATTTAGCCGGTATAAATCTTGGTGCTGGTCCTAAGTTTATAGCCGAGCAGATAGCAAAATATAAAAGTATAGTTCCTCCGTTTGTGCCTGGATTAAAAATAAACATGGGAATGGCGCTGGCAGCAGTGTCCGTAATAAAAGCAGCAATGTCTGCAAATCCTTCCGAATTATTGAAACATTTGTTAAGTAGCGTTTTAGACGACATTAAAGGTCAAGCATTAGGTCAGTTGCAAACGGCGATTGATTCTACTGGAGTAAACAACATACAAGGCCAACTTAATAGCGTGGTAGGCGGAGCAAAAGATTCATTTTTAAGCAACTTTAATACTTTAAATCCGCCCCAAACTACAACAAATGAAGACGGTGAAACAATAGAAATACCGGCACCAAAACCAGATTTATCTGGATTCCCGGATGTTAGCAATATTGCACCAAAAGTCGGAGAAGGTATATTGGCGACTTCAAATATAAAAACAAGTCAATTTACATCTACGGCGGGATCTACACTTAAATCATTTACCTTTCCGCCAACTGGCTGATTATTAAAAATACTATATATTTATATAAAGCATCATATATATGAAAAAGAACGAACTAGTAGATATTATAAGAACTATCGTAAAAGAAGAAGTGCATAACGCCCTTCCACAACTATTGATGGAAGTGCTTGCAGAAAAAATGACAGAGAACTCGGCGGCAATACTTGAAACAAGAAAGCAGGCCGATCAAATTCCAACCAGAAAACCAAATTTCAACGTTGGATTAGAAGAACCTGTAAAAAAACAGGCCGTTCAAGCGCCTAAAATTTTTACAAAAAATCCATTATTGAACCAGGTATTAAATGAAACTGTTGGAGGTGTTCCTATAGAAGAACAAACTTCCACACCTTCTGCAATTGATGTAATAAAAACTTTACCAAAAGAAGCGTTGAACGAAAACAAAGAAGTCGCTGCGGTAGCAAATGCGTTGACCAGAGATTATTCGAAACTTCTAAAAGCAGTTGATGCTAAGGCGAAGGCCAAGCGTCCAATGTAAAAATAAATGGCAACAGCAATACAACCTTATGGCATAACTTTACCCATAACACATGGGCCACAAGGTTATTTTAACCAAAGTTACACCATAATAGACCAGGTAAAATCAAATTTAAACTTGTTATTGCGCACAAAAAAAGGAGAGCGAAGAATGAATCCAGATTTTGGCTCTGGATTGTGGAATGTATTGTTTGAAAATTATACCGACGATATTTCCGCGTTAATAGAAAATACGATTAGAAAAGATATCACGAGATGGATGTCTTATGTCAATGTAAGTGATGTTCAAGTAAGCACTAACGATTCTGAATTTAAAGATAAATACACTATTGGCGTCAAAGTGTTATTCACTGTTCCTAGTATTGGAGTAACACAGCAACAAACCTTGGAAGTTTCAATGAACACCAGCAACATATGATATTAGATACACCAAAATCATTCAAACCAGATAAGAAAGATATTAAGTATCTAAACAAAGACTTTTCTCAACTGAAGCAGTCGTTAATGGATTTTGCCAAGACATATTATCCTAATACATACAAAGACTTCAGTGAAGCGTCCACCGGAATGATGTTTATGGAAATGGCGGCGTATGTTGGCGACGTATTATCATATTACATCGATTATCAATTCAAGGAATCTATGTTGGTAAATTCCGAGGAAAGAAAAAATATTATTGATGCGGCAAAATCGGTAGGATACAAAGCAAAGGCAACAATACCTTCGGTTACAAGATTGGATGTATATCAATTGGTTCCTGCAAAGACGGATGATGCGGGAGAAATAGTCCCTGACCTAAATTATGCTCAAATCATAAAACCAGGAATGTCTACCACGAGCGATACTAACGTAACATTTTTGACTAATTCGCCCGTAGATTTTACAGTAGATACAAAAAACGATCCACTCGAAGTTTCTGTTTTTCAAAGAAACTCTGCGGGACAACCAGAATTTTTTGTGTTAAAAAAGAGTGTAGATGCATTTTCTGGTCAAATATTGACAAAAACTGTATCAGTTGTTGATCCTGTTCCATTTTTAAAGATATACTTGGATGATACTAATGTAATAGAAGTATTAGATGTGTATGATTCTGATGGAAATAGATGGTATGAGACAGATTATCTTGCCCAAGATCTACTACCAGTAGATTATGAAAATATCTATAAAAATGATGTTACTCTATCCGTGTACAGAGATACTACGCCATTTTTGTTGAGATATTTGCGTACATCAAAACGTTTTGTCACCGGCGTTGACGCAGATAACACAACGTTTTTGGAATTTGGGTCTGGTATTAGCATAAAAGACGACGAGTTGATTATACCAAACGCATTTACTGTAAATAAACCTACGACTTTTAGAGCAGAAAATATTGCATATGACCCATCAAATTTTCTATCGTCTAAAGCATTTGGACAGGCTCCTTCAAACACGACGTTGACGATAAGATATGTAGTTGGAGGTGGAGTAGAAAGTAACGTAAATGCAAACGCAATCAAAAATGTAAGTTCTGTTGAATTTTTTGGCGATTTGACGGAAATGGGGTTGTTGGAATTCAACTTAACTAATCTGGTACGTCGTTCCGTCCGAGTAAACAACCCAATACCAGCGACGGGAGGAAAAGCCGCAGAAACAAACGATGAAATTCGTAATAATGCACTGGCATACTTTGCTGCGCAAAATAGAGCGGTAACACAGGGAGATTATGAAGTAAGAACATACGCAATGCCATCAAAATATGGGTCTATTGCCAAAGTTTATGCAGTAACAGATACTCAGTTGGACATATCTAATATACAAGCACAACCATCCTCATTACAGTCTGGAAGTTTCGCACCGGGTACAGTAAACAAAGTTAATCCAGACAAAAACAACCCATTTGCTATCAATCTATACTTGTTGTGTTATGACAATAATCAACGATTGATTCCTACCAACGAAGCAGTACGCAATAATCTGAAAAACTACCTAAATCAGTATAGAATGCTTACAGATAGCGTGAATATGTTGGATGGATACGTCATCAATATTGGCGTCGATTTTAGCATTATTGTTTATAAAAACTATAATAAGCGCGAAGTTTTGGCTAATTGTCTAACACTGGTGCAGCAATATTTCGACATAAACAATACTAAGTTCTGTCAGCCAATCAATCTTAGCAGATTGGAACTGGAAATTGCCAAAGTAGATGGCGTTCAGTCCGTAACTCAGTTGCGTGTAAAAAATCTTACACTAAAAGATGGTGATTATTCTCAATACGAATATGACACTGAAAAGGCCACAGTAGATAATGTTATATATCCATCCATAGATCCGTCAGTGTTTGAAGTACGTTTTCCAACTAAAGATATAGTAGGCAGAGTAGCATAAATATATACAGAATATCTGTTGGGTGTTTATATTTATAAAGTAAAGAAATATATAAATGCACTACTTTTTATATCCAACAAAAGACACGTTTATAACCAACTATCCAACCTATATGTACAAAAATATGGGGTTGGACGAACTATTAGAAGTTGAAAAACGAGTTTCTGGCTATAGTTGTTCAAGCACAAGTACATTTCCTGTATTGTTTTCTTATACCAGTTCAAGTATAGAACTATTGAATGGACTAAAGTCGGCGTCTTTTGATTCTGGTTCTACGGATCCAAGAGTAGTATCAAGTTCATATAAAGATGTATCTGGACCAACTACTATGGGTGCTGTTTTATCGCGAGCACTTTTACATTTTGACTTATCCACAATATCGCAATCTATAGCGGCGGGAACAATTACCAGCCCCAAGTTTTTCTTGAACTTGAAGATTTGTGAGTCGCAAGAAGTACCAGTTCGTTATTCGCTTGCCGCATATCCTGTTTCACAATCTTGGGCAATGGGAACTGGATACAAGTATGATGGAGCATCAACGTCCGATGGAGCAAACTGGAAGTTTTATAGTGCCGACCAACTACAAAAATGGTGGAATACCGGGTCTCTCACCGACTGTAGTGGTGGTGGTGTATGGTGGTTGGATAGTGCCTCTATCGCATCTGGTTCTGGATATGCCGAGTATCCAAACATAAGCCAATACAACCCATTCCCAGATTGTCCTACAAGCAGTTATGTTCCGCCAGTTTCGTCCAGCATAATATCCACGGGTTCATATGCTTGCTATCAATACTTTGATTATCAAACATCCGACGTAAGAATGGATGTTACTCCAATAGTAAATGCTTGGCTTACTAGAGCAATACCAAACGAAGGTTTCATATTGATGCACGCAGACGAGTCAAGTTCTGTGGATTATGGCTCATTGAAGTTCTTTAGCAAAGAAACTAATACAATATATTCTCCATATCTTGATGTATGCTGGTATGATTCTACCATCAATACTGGTAGTGCGGATGCTATACAACTACGTGACGCTGTAGTAAATATGAAGAATATGGCAAGAGAATACAAGTTCGGTTCCATTGTTCGTATGGATGTCGCCGCAAGACAAAGATATCCAGTAAAAACATTTACTAACAGATTCTCCGATTATCTGTCTCCATACTATCTACCATCTTCGAGTTATTACCAAATCAAGGATGCAGAAAGCGAAGAAACAATACTTCCATATGATGATTTTACCCGCCTGAGTTGTGATCCAACAGGAAATTATTTTATGCTTGATACAAGCGGACTTGCGTCTGAACGATACTACACGGTTGAAATACGTTCAGAACAAAGTGGGTCTATATTGACCTATACTATTCCAACAACATTCAAGATTTCTAGATGAAAGCCAACCCAAATCTAATTGGATATAATCAGGCGGATGTAGAAAGCTTATTAAGCACGGGTTATATTGTACCAAACATAGATGAATACACAAACCTCACAATACAAAACACAACTTCCCAGTTGTATAGTTCTTCCATAAGCATAGAACTTAAAAATGTCGTATATGAGCCAGTAAAGGTTGAAACTAGAATTGACCCAACATTTACAGAGTTATGAATTTATCAGATGTAAAATATACCGTAACTTCTACCTCATCTTTGAGTTTTGGATCATTTTTAAGCAAAGAAGATTTAAGTTTTTACACGGATGGAAAAACTTTCAAAAATTTCCCATTTGGGCAGAAAGAGCAAGATTATATAAAATTTGGAGTATATAACTTAGACGATAGTTTGATTACGTCGTCCATGATATATTCCACCGGAGAATATTCATTTCATACGTCATCTTATTACGATGTATTCAACCAGTTTATAACATATTCATACAAAAAGTATAACACGGACTTTGTAATACTTGGTACAGAAACACAATCATTGTTTTTTGATGTAAGCAAGAATCTAAATAATCTTGGCGTACAAAATGGAAATTATAAACTTTATATAGAACTTGGTAGAAACATCATCGGCAATGAAAATGGGAGCGAAAATAAACTTATCATAAATGGTATTTCTACGAACAGAACAGAGATAGGAATAATACCCAAAACTATAAAGGGTACTAAATCCACTATCAACACTGAATATGATATATTTTCCAACGCACAAATACAGGTAAATGAAATTGCGGACGATTTAATATTTGGATTATCCAAACCGGAAATATACCAGATTTATAATGCTGCCGCCGCCCAGAACCCAAGCGGGTCGAATGAATTAAAATTAAACTACAGTTTTAAAAAAGACGTTGATGTTATTTCTTTCCTGAATGACATATATTACGGAGTAAAGAAAGGAAACTTAAGAAGTAATGGACAATACGCAAACAACGACGTACTTGGAATTTATGACCAGTTTAAAAACTGGCTATATCAAAACTATGAAACTGGTTACACTTTTGGTGCTATTCGCGATTACTATTATAGCTTGTTCTTGTATATTGTGGACCAGGAATTAAATCGGATAACAAACAAAAAACCGGACACATATCCACAGATTGTAGAATTTTTACAAACTATATTTTACAACAATATATTTTATCCAATAATATTTGGGCTGGAGCAAAAGTATAACGTAAACTTGTCTGGATATTTTAAATATTATTTAAATATACCGGGTAAAAAGCCTATATCAATAATCAACAGAAAATCCATCGCATCTACCGATTCAAGGTTTTATGATGTATTGGCATTGAAATTACTCGAACCGTTGCCATACGATGTAGAACTAAATACAGATATGTGGATTACTTGTGATTTTGCATTTTTACCAATCGTCCAAAATGTTTATTACTATTCAAGGCAGATAATAAATACCACACCTTTGCGCGGTCCAAATTTTCTAATCAAAATAGAGAATGAAGGAAACTCTACTGAAGCGTTGTCCATGGAACAACTCATCGGAGAAACTGGAAGTTTGTACAATGAACTGAATAGCAAGCTGGAAGGAAAGGCACAGCGGTTCATCGATACAACAGATTATAGAAACTTTACAAACTTCATCAACTTTTCTTCTGCTGATTTACGACTACAAGCGTTCGAAAGTAAAAGAAACAGAATAGAAGAACTTACTGAAGAACTAAGAGAGTTAGACGAAAAACTTACAATAAACCCAGATGATACGTTTTATCTAAAACAAAAAATCGATGCAAGTAATGAAATAGATGAAATAGAAGCGGGGATGGATGGTTATGAAAAATTCTTGTATGATAATCCAATGTGGTATGATGAACATACCAGAGAAATGGATGGATATACTTCTGCGTCTTTATATGACAAAGAAAATGGTGGAGCATTAATTAACAACCTTCCTCAATTCTTGGTAGAAGATTCCGACAACAACGCAGACTATATCAAATTTGTTGGAATGGTCGGACATTTCTTTGATAATATTTCGTTGGCAGCAAAACAATATACGGAAAAAAATAATATATCAAGCTCGCCAAATGTCGGAATATCGACCGACATTGTGGGAGATATGCTGGAGTCGTTGGGGTGGAACGTAGAGATATCAAAAGACAATCTTCCGCTGATATTGTCTGCATTTTCTAGATCGGATTTTGATCCAGAATCTCCGCTATACTCAAAAGCACGAGAGTTTTCGGAAGAGCAAAGAAATCAGATAATATGGAAACGTATACTCAATACATTGCCATATATCTACAAGACAAAAGGAACTGAAGCGTCTCTGAATGCGTTAATTTCGTGCTTTGGAGTACCAAAAAATATAATCAAGATAAAAGAATATGGTGGCATACAAAACGTCAGTGATTTAACCGACAAGTCGCTGTATATCGTGGAAGAAGTAAAGTACGAACCATATTTTAGTGGAAGCGGAGAATATTTTAAGTTGGACTGGACAGGAAGTGCACAGTCGATAGAGTTTAGTTTTAGGTTTGATACAAAGAAGACGCACGAAGATGGCAAAGTATTTAGATTATTAAATTGTTCCGATGTATGGGTTATGGGGGCAGTTCGTGAAAAAGGAAAAGATTGGGGAACGTTGTTCTTTAGTATTGATGACGGGGCAGGAGCAGTAAAGTCTATACTTACTTCCAGAGCACCAATATTTGATGGAAATTCATATAAAGCACTACTCAGAAGAAATGATATTGAATCTTTATTTGGTGCGACCGCTTCATTGAATGAATATCCAACCAGATACGACTTGCTACTTCAAAAATCCGAAGATGATCGTATAACATTTCACGTTTCTGCTAGTGCATTCTTTAGCGGAAGTTATAATGATTCATTCGAATCTGGATCTTATTTGTATATCGGAAACTATAACCAAAATACGGCATCTTTAAGTATCGACCCAGAGGCATTCTTCGGAAATATTGACGATATAAGAATATGGGAATCTCCGTTATCCACGGAAAGATTTACTGCGCATACTCTAAATATAAATGCGTATGATCTTGAAACTCCACAACAAATGGTTTCAGAAAATTTGTATAGAATATCATTTGAAAGACCGGTGGACTTATATGACCCAGTTCCATACGGAATAACACTGAACAATCTTTCATTTAGAAATGATTTTCCAACATTTACTGCCATAAATTTCCCACAGGTTTCTGGGCCACTTGTGCAAAATACTTATTGCGATCCAGCAGAAGGTCCATTATTTCCATATCAATTTTCTCGCAAAGACGTAAGAATAACAATGAACTTGCCGGATTATGGGTCAAACAAGTTCAGAAGTAACAAAATCAATTATATAGAGCAAGAACTTGCCACGAATTTGTCTCCAGAAACTAGAGCATCGTACAAAGCAAGCGAATTGTCTAACGTCGATTCCAACAAACTTGGAATTTTCTTCTCTCTATCCGAAACACAAAATACTGAAATCATAAAATTCTTCGGGGAATTTCCTCTAGGAGATTTGATTGGAGATCCAGCCGATGTATATAAACGCTCGTATGACAAATTTGAAAAGTTCAAGCAGATATATTACGATCAGGGATTTGGAAACATAGATTTTAGTTTCTTTATGAACATCGTTCGCTTTTACTTTGATAAGGCGATGTTCAAGTACATACGCGGACTTATTCCCGCGAGAGCCAAACTTGTAGATGGTATACTGATTGAGCCCACGATATTAGAAAGACCAAAACTTGAGCAAAAACCTTTGGTAAAACAAGATGTTGGTCAAAAAACTGGCGTCGCTGATGGAGTAAATAGAATCACAGCAATAAAAGATGCCAACAAGAGCGCAAGTTTGGATGTAAAATATAGAGGGTCTTCTATATATTCCGACGTAAATCAGGTATTTTTCCCAATTGTAGATGATGTTTATGGTTTTAGATTATTCGCGGAAGATGGTATAACATTTTTTGATAATGAATTCTATCGAGTAGATACAATAAAATATAGTAAGAAGTATCAAGTATATCAAAAATATGTAAAGCCATACGGCGAATTAACTGAATCTGAAATTTTGAATGACTTTGAAGGAAAAACGGAAACAATAGAAAAATATTACTATAAGGTAAATCTTGTTAAATTGCCAACGCTGGATAGATATCCAATGACCGCTTCATTTAATACCAGTCTTCCAAATCCAACGTATTTTAGTGGTAGTTTGTACTTTGATGCTGGATTGAGAGGTTGGCACGATTACACAACATTGAATCCACACGATATTTTTGGTATAATGTCCGGATCAGTGTCTGGGTTGGATACTTTACAGAATCCATCTTCTTCAATTTTTGTAAATGGTAATGTATTTAATCCAGGATTAATAATTTCTGGTAGTATGTTATATACCGGAAAAAATGTAATATACTCTGGGTTTTTTGATATTGATAACGGCGTCCAAACTTTTGAAGGTAATATATACGGAGAAAACACAGGAAATGATGTATCAGATAAAACAGTATACAATCTATATTTTGTAGCCGAGGCTCCCACCGCTTCTATTTTTACGCGATTCGTAGAAAATACATCAAAAGATCTATTTGGTCCGTTGGCACAAGGGTTGTCCTATAGAAAGATATATTCCATGCAGTATTATCCATCAAATGCCACATTACTATCCGGCTATAGAGATAATCACTACAAATACACCAAGCAGCAGTTTTCAAACATGGAAATAAATAGTTATCAAACTAATCCTATAACTAAAGTTCAAACCAGCTTCAAGTGGAAAAAGCATAGCCAAAATAAAAAAACTACCGTAGATCCTAAAACTGGTCTATTAGACAATAGCGAACCGGTAATATCAAAAACAGTATAAAATAAGTAAAAAAAGGATTTAACATATATATTTATTTAGAAAGAAACCTATATGGCGTACATCAATAACGAAACTATCACTGTAGATGCAGTTCTTACTAAAAAGGGTAGAGAACTACTTGCGGCTCAAGGTGGCCTGAATATTAACTCTTATGCTCTGGCGGACGATGAAATTGATTATAGCCTGTATCAACCCAATCATCCACAAGGTTCCGCATACTATGACTTGGCTATACGAAATACCCCAGTGTTTGAAGCGTTTACCGATGAAACGCAAGTATTGAAATATAAACTCGTCACATTACCTTCTGGACAAACATCTATACCAGTCATTAGTCTTGGACAGAGTGCAATATATGTAGATAAAGACTATAAGGGAGAAATTGTTATCGTTCCAAGCACTAACCCAGTTTATAATACTACTCTTGGATACACGGCAATTTTATCTAATAAAGATGTTGGTACAATAATTGGCGAGCAATTGCAAATAGCTACAACCGCAACCATTCCAACATTCATAGGAGACGTTTCTTCAACAACCGCGCAGGTCGCACTCGGTATTAGATTCAGGTTCGTTCCAAACTCTTCGCTGACCACAACTACCAACACAACATTAACCGTAATTGGAAATGAAAGTGGAGGATCTATATCCATACCGGTGACGGTGAATGTTAGAGATTAATAATTTACGCATATGATTTTTAAGCAATTTGACGCAACCGATATAGTAGCAGGAAGATCCCAGCCAGTATCAACTGGAGTATGGAGTGATGGAGAAACTGCATGGTCTCAATTTTATACAAGCAGTGCACAGACCGTCGCGTCATCATCGGCGTTTGAGCCATTGAACGGGCTATACTATACCAACGTTTATGATTATCCTATAACCTCAGCCAGTGCAGATATCTATTTTTCTTTGACATACGGACACTACGCCGGATCTGGTTCTTCAACGTTTGATACCAATACGTCGCAGGGGAGTCTGATTTATCCAACGAAGGCAATATACAATCAATATAGAAATTTACTATTGGCACCTGGTGATACTAAATTCTCATTTATTCAGTCTGACGCACTCGGTAACCAAACGTCGGTTGATTCCGATGCAATTTATGCTATCGCATTTAGAAGTACAAAATACAAAGATAGATTAGATCCGGGCCAATTTGAAATTACACTAAGTGGATCTCTTGGAACAGTTACGATCATTGACGACTCCAAGGACAACCCTTCGACTACTACACAAACTGGAGGGAAGCGTTACAATTTAATACAGGGTACGATTGCCAATGGTGCAGCACAAACGAGAAATTATGAAGCAATCGGATCTATGTACCCGGATCTTGGAATGGTAATACTAAATCCAACCGTGTTAAGAGATTTGATAGGCGATGTAGACGGCTATTCCTTATATGATCCAGTAAATGGATGGAGCGGCGGATTTGCACGAATGCAAAATGTACTTTTTGCTTCTATCAAAAATGGCGCGACTATTTCGTCAATGAAAGCGAGAGTAACAGAGTATGTGCCTGCCCGCCATTACTTTGTTCGCGTAAAGAATCAGGAATATAACTACAGCAATAATCCTACATTTATTATATCTGATTCTACTAGCGCAGATTATGGCAAACTAAGATTCAGCGATTTCTACACAGATCCAAAAGTGTATATTACCACTGTAGGACTGTATAACGAAACAAATGATCTTGTTGCCGTAGCTAAGTTGAGTCAGCCGTTGCTAAAAGACTTTACCAACGAAGCGTTGATAAAAATTAAAATCGACATTTGATATAGAAAGTACCACATGAATGTGGTCAAATACTGCGGGTTATAAATATTTATCTATATATGATAAAACAGTTCTCCGCAGGGGATATCACAATAAGGCCATTCAATACGTTCAAGAACTGGACAGTTCAAAGTGTTGATTCGTCTTCTGTTGATGCATATGGATATAGCACATATTACAATCAGTTTTGTGAGATAAACGAAGGTAAGAAAATATCATCTATTTTTTATCCATCCGGTAGTCCATATTATTCTGCCTCGTTAGAGCCAATCAATCCTTCTGGGAAATACGCAAGAAACATATATAGTCTCACTGACGCTATGTTTTATAGAAACAAGAACAACTTCACTGAGTTGTTTGGCGTAGAAAGTTATACAACCGATAAAGTAACTGGAAAAAGAGAAGTTAGAAGCATAAATGATAGAGTTGTTTCGTTGGCACTAAATCATAACGCATTTGGTGACAAAGTAAGACCAAGCTCCGTGGTAATTACCGACAACTCAAATCCACATGAAGAATATAGAATATTAGATGACGGGTACACTAATTTGTATGTCAGCGGTTCTCACTTTTCTACATATACAACTTTGGGTGGGGTAAAAAACATATATCCAAGACCATATTGGGATACTTCAAGTGGAGAATTTTATTTGAACCTGGGCAATGGCATAGTCCATAAAATAGATGTAGTCTCCGCAAAAGAGTATGCCAGTATAGGAATGAATGTTTCTTATGTTGGAACATCTTCCATTTTATTTGATAGCAGTTCTGTTGTAGATAATTTTCAATCGGACAATGAGCACTTCGGTGAATCGGTCAGTTCGTGGTACAAGTATGTTGCTGTTGGGTCTTCAATAGACAAGTATAGCTTGTATAGACCTTCGTTGGGATATGCAGCGATATTTAAATACGACGACAATACCGGAGTTCACAGACTAGTTAAAAAATTTAATTGTCCATTTACGGATTCTGGATTTTTCACTGATTTTGACGTTGATGATACATTCCCATATTCAATACCAGAGTTTCAGGCAAGTTCTTCGTATTTCACAGACACGTTTGGTCAATCCGTCTCGGTGAGAGATAATTTTCTCGCGATTGGCTCATCTTCCGGATCTATATGTTTGTCTGGTTCATTTCCTGGCTATGTATTTGTATACAATAGAGACAAGGGCGGCATAGATAACTGGGGACTCGTCAATATATTACAGGGAGCAACGGACAATGATTATTTTGGACATTCTGTTGCGTTGGATGACGACACGTTGGCGGTCGGTGCACCAAATGTAAGTGGATCTGGTGCAGTTTATATTTTCAGAAGAAAGAGATATTTTAGTAATGGGTGTGACAACATACAAACCAGTTCATTCTGGCAAACTGTTGCCCCACAGGATGATTTTTGTGGAGAACTTATAACAGAATCTGGATCATATACGATATATAATGAAAGAACTATTGCTTCTGGCGCATTGTCTGGTAGTTATACTTGGGTATATGAAGCGGTCGTTACATCAAGCGTGCTTGCTTCCGGTGATAAATTCGGATGGTGTGTTTCTTTAGATTCTGGTAGTTTAGTTGTGGGAACATACAAGAGTGGAAATGGATATGCCGCAGTATTCACTTGCTCATACTATTCTGCTTCATACGGAGAATGTCCCACAGCGTCTTGGGGAGAATGTAAGATACTCAGAAGAGATAATACATACGGAGACTTGGATATGTCTCTTGCACTATACAATAACGATGTTACTTCTACAGAAATAACAACGGATGGATTTGGAACTTCGGTCTCTGTAAGTTATCCGACAATAGTTGTTGGATGCTTGAGCGATAAGGCATTTATTCCATATTCTTCATACTCTGGTGGAGCAACTGTTCTTGGGGCAGCTTATTTTTATAGATATATGCCGCAGTGCGGAACATCCAGTTATTGGAAATCTCTAAAAACATTTGGTGACAGGCAATATACAAAAAATAATAATTTTGGAAAATCTGTGTCTGTTGATGGAAATTTTGCTGCGGTAACATCTTGGTCCGACACAACCGGTACAAGCGTCGATTATGTTGATGGACAATAT